AACGCTGGAGCGTCATGTCCATGATCATGCGCGTGATGCGAACCGGCTGCCGCAGCATGATGTCGACCGTGATCGTCGTGCCGCTGAGAGTCGGCGGTCCAAGCGGATGGGCGACCTGCGCCGGAACCGGAACCTGAGCGATGATCTCCTCGCCAGAACTGAGGGCGAAGTAGCCATTACCCAGATCGACGAACTGCGGCTCAAAGTGAACCCGGCTACCAAACTCGGCAAGCACAGGGTCGAACTCTGCCACCGCGATGGTACCATTTTCTGCACTCATCTTCATCCCTTTCTACGTGATGGTCAGTGCGCCGCCGGAGAACAGCTCGATCTGCGGAAATGCGCCACCCGCAGCACCGGCTGTCAGGGCGCGTCCGATGACGGTGTTGCCAGCCGTCCGCTTGAGAACCTTGCCCGTCGCCTCGACCATGACCTCGTCACCGATCACGACATTGGCGGACGCCTCCATCGGCACAACCTTCGGCGAGCGCATGACGTTGACGCGGCCATTGGCCGCGACGTCATGACTCGTGACACCGAAGATCGGCGCACCGGCCGCCGGGTTGGTGACGACCAGCAACCCGTCGCCCAAATCGCTGATGCCTGCCGGACCACCGGTGTTGCGTGTCGTCGGAACGCTGACGCCGCGACCGCCGACCGTTCCTGCCGTATGCTGGCAGGTGATATCTGCACCGGGATCATAGCTTGCGATGACTTCGCCCATGACTCACTCCTCTCCGTGAACTCGTCCGCCACGGCGCGCCGCGCGTGCCGCGACCTCCGGGACCCAGTCCTGCGGGTACGCCGACTGATCGACCTCATCGGTCGGCTCGTCCGCACCACGTGCTTCGAGCGGCACCGTGTTGGGCGTCAAGCGACCGATCAACTCGGTCGTGCCCTGCGGATCGCTGTCGTAGCGAGCGAGGTAGTGCTCGCGCCGTGCCGGGCTGAACTTGCCGTCGTGGATTGCCTCCGCGACCAGCTCGTCACGGTCGCGCCGACGGTTGGCCTCTTCGACCGCACCGGCAACTCGATCACGAGCACGCAGCCGAGCGAACTCGGTGACGTCAACGATCACGACATCGCCAGCACTGGCGTCGATGCCCGAGCCGTCGTCGCCATCGTCCTCGCCGCCACTGTCACCGCTGACGGGGTCCTCCTGCACCCAAGCAGCCATCGCCTGCGCGACGGCGGCGTCATCAGCGCCTTCTTCCAGGCCCAGGCGAGCGACGACAAGCTCACGCTCTCCGTCCTCGAAATGCAGCCTCATGAATTTCCTCCTACCTTGACTTCGATGTAGTTGGCCTTCAGATCGACCTCTAGCGAACGCGGACGATCGAACACTGCCACATGCTGCCGTTCCTGATTGATGGGCTCTGCCTCCACTCCTCCGTGACTTGCGTTGACGTACTTGACCTTGACCTTCTTCGGTTTGCCGAATGTGATCTTATCACCATCGACCTCGAACCCCTGCTTGAAGAGCGAGCCGCCGTCATCAGCATCGACAATCAGCTCGTTCGGCGCCAGGTAGATGGCGCGTAGCCACCAGGAAAACTTGTCCGGGTCAGCCTTGTTGCCCTCGTACCATTGCCGTCGCAGATCCTCCACGGTCACCTGCGCCGCAACCTCGCGCTGAAGGGCCGCAGTGACGGCGACGGGCAGCCCTTCAGTTGCTTCTGTTACTGTCACCTTCGGTCCCTTCTTCGTGTACAAGCTTGCTATGTCCTCGATCGTCATGACCCCCGGCCAGACGATGCCCAGAAGTGCGAGTCCGCTGATTGCGAACTTCCAGTTATGGCCGGTCGGCGTCTTGAGGTTGAACTTGCCCTCGATGCTCCTGGAGGGGAAGGCCGAGGACATTATGTTTCCCAGCCAGAGCGGCACGCCCGTGAGATCGCCGACGATGCAGTGCCCGTCCTCTGTCAGCCGCATGTCAGTAACCTTTCCCAGCGCCGGTTCGCCGGACGGCGGGCCGAAGCGGCGCTCTCCGTGAACGCGCTGATCGTCGGCGTGCCCGATCCAAATGCGCGGCTGCGGGACAGACGGATCATCCTGAGCGGCTACAGCGGCGGCAAGGTCGTCTGGGATGAACGTACACGGTCCAGATGCGAGCGGATACTCGATTCCCGTCTTGACAATCTGAACGTCGTGGATGGTCGTGAGCTGCGGCTTCGCCTTCTGAACCTCCTGAACAGCCTGGATATTGCGTGCCGAAGCCTTTGTCTTTTCCTTCTTCGTGACATTGATCGTTAGGGCCTGCAAGTGTTTGACGGCATCGGCGCGCTTTTTGTGACACTTGACCGGGCTACTGGAGCCCTTCTTGTAGACGCAGTATTGACTGCCCGATCGACGCATCACGTATGGCATGTTACTTCTTGCCCTTCTTACATGCCGGAAGGTCGGGGTACCTGCGACAGACAGCTGCGCGCACCTTGGCTTCCTCAGGCTTGCCCTTGGAGCGAGCTAGCGCATTGGCGGCGTGACTGCGATCGTGGATCGGATAGCGGCGCTCCTTGGGAAACACAAAGCTTGTCTTGGGCAGGCTCTTGCGGCTCTTGGTGGTGAGAGCCTTGGCCTCGATTTCGATGGCTATGTCGTTTGTCACTGGCATTTCTCTCCTAGTGCTCCAGCGGGCAACGGAAACTGGCGAGGGAGCGGACCGCAACAGCTCCGTTGCCCGCGTTGTTGAGCACCTCGCATCTGGCGGGCCACTTACGCCTTCTGCGCAGGCTTGGGTTTGGGTTTGGGCTTTTCCATGATCTGGTTCTTGAGCTTCGTGTCGACCTGAAGGACTCCATCTTGCGTCAGCTTCTGCATCTGTTGTAGCGGATTGTGTGACGCTTGCTGTGCCTCGGCATTCTGCACTCCCTCTTCATCCCAAGCCCAGGCGAGCAGTGGTGCGTACTCTTCGTCCGGTCCATAGTTCCATTCAATATCGTCCTCGATTACGTGCTCGTTGAACAAGTTCGTAAACCACTGTGCGATGTACTCGATCACCAACTTGTGATACTGCACGAACGTCTGACCCAGTGCCCTGGAGCCTGACGTCGTCTGCCCCAGCTGCATGAACATCTGGAAGAAGCTACGGGCCATCTCCTCATTCATGAGCTTGACGAAGCCGACCGAGTCGGGCTGGCTACCCTCGACCCCGACCAAGCGCATCTGCGAACCGTACGGCAGCACGCCACCAGACCGATCACCGGCGACGAACTGCGTCATCATTTCCTGCAAGAGCAACAGGTCATTGTCACTTGCGCCGGGCGGACCAGTGGCTACCGGAGTGCCGACGCCTGCGCGTTGAATGTTCATGACACCGACGCGCATCGCGCGGTCCTTCAGTAGCCACGGCCCGTAGCAGCCGCGTAGCATGGATCGGCCATGCCAGTTAGCGCCCCTACGCTGGAAGCTATATACCACCAAGCGGTTGATATCCATCGGCGCGGCGTCCGCGAAGTATTGCTTCACCCAGTCAATGCCGCCGTCCTTGGCAAGACTAATCTCAGCAATCGTCTGCGGCGGGCGCAGTGCCAGCTTGCGGTAGTGGAAGAGTCCATCCTTGCCGATGTAACCGACCTGCTCGAACATCATGAAGCCATAGGCGATCGAGTCGAGCGCGGTCTCCAGGTGTTCGAGGAAGTTGAAGCGCTGCTGCGTGCGCCGCTGCTTGAAGTCTGATTCCTGAAGCGCCTGCGGATTGTCAGCGATCGGAAGATTGAGGTCGGCGCTGATCTTCTCAACGGCGGCATCATTGGCACCATTAGGCTTCAGATACCAGAGCATCCGCAATAGTGGCCAGATCGCGCCGGTCAGCAGACCCTGAACCTGCGGATCGGCGCGCATCGTGTGGTACGTATTGATGCTCTCGGGGAACGTCAGCTTCGGGTTATCCTCCAGCTCATCGTGAGTGGCGAACGTGAGCCAGCCAGGCAGCGCAATGTTCGGGTAGTTGAGGACCGACCCGATCTCATTGAGCGGCCCGTGCTCATTGCCAATGCGCATTCTACCATTTGGAGGCATAGCTATCCAATCGGTCCCGTTGCCATACCGCGACGTTGATCTCGGTAGTAGGTTCCCATCTCTGCGGCGGTCAGCGGCAGCGGCTCGAACATGATCTCACCGTGGAACTTGCAGCGGCGTGTGTCGGGGACAAGCGGCAGATACCACTCCGCTCGGTAGTACCATCCCCGATCCGCCGCCTCTGAGGCACTCGCCTGGTCATGGATGCCCACGGCCTCGAACTGGTGCGTCGGCTCGAAGTGCGGGTCACGGGCGGGACCCCAGGGCGGCGGATTTTTGGGAACTTGCGTCATGACTACGGAGGCCAGGAACCCTGGCCCTTGTTAGGGGCGTTGTGTCCGCCCTTTGCCCAACGGTGTCCTCTGCCTCTGATCTGCATTGCTGTGTCTCCTACGGCCTCAGGACCGGCAGGTTGTAGTCGCTCAGAGAGCCACGGGCGCAGAGCACGTAGACCCGCTTGAACGTCGGCTTGCCACGCCGGCCAATGACCAGGGCAGCGGCGCCACCGGGCTTGCCGACGAAGCTCGCCGTCACCTTGCGGCCCGGCTTGACCTGCAACAACGTGTGCGTTCCGGCAACAACAGCGCGCACGACGCGGACGCCCTGATACTGGATCGGCAGCGTGACGGTGATCAATCGCCGCGAGGTACAGGGCTTCGGGTTCACACCCGGAGCGCCCGGCGCACCAGGGAGCCCAGCGGGACCGGCAGGGCCGCCAGGACCAGCAGGTCCAGGAGGTCCGATTGTGCCTGGCGCGCCTGGGAGTCCGGGTAGCCCTGGGAGTCCGGGAGTCCCGGCACTCCCGCCCGGACCACCGTTGTCGTCGTCGTCACCAGGGCAGTTTCCTGGTCCATGTGTCCTTGCGAAATCGTCAGGGCATTCCTCCGGCGGTGTCTCGTCATCCTTGCACTCGCCAAGCGTGTCGCCATGGGCGAGGTGAGCCGCGACGGCGTTTGGACTCACAGTGATCGTGTGAGCGTTATCCGGGTTGCCGGGCGGGATGTGACAGATA